GGAAAAATTCTTACTTTTGTCAAAGCTATTGAAAAGTTTGTTCTTTCATCAAATAAATTTGAGCAAATAGGAAGTATGCTTGGAAAAGTATCTAGTACAATAGGTTCAGCTTTCAGTTTCCTATTCTCAAAATTAAAATCTTTAGCTAATCCATTTGGACACGCAGAAGCTATATTCTCTGGAGCTGCTAATATATTTAGTAAAGCAGGACAAAAATTATCATCTGCCTTATCTAAAATTGGAGAAGTAACTTCTCAAGCTTGGTCTGGTATTGTTGAAGGGTTTAAAACAGGATATGACGGGCTTAAAGATGCTTTCGTATCATTTGATATTGCAAGTATTATTAAAGCTCTTATAGGTTTATTTGCTTTTGATAAATGGCTGAAATTTAAGAATTCCAAAGGAACTATCATTGATATGCTTTTTGAGAAATTCAAAGGAATGTTTGGCGATGCTAAGGATTCTGGTAAAAGCGTTGTTGATGAAGTAAAAGGTGTATTTACATCGCTACAAGGAACTATTAACTCATTTACGCAAAGCATTAAGATAGGTTCTTTGGTAATGATAGCCTCCGCATTAGGTATCTTAGCATTATCTATCGACAGATTATCGAAAATTGAAATGAAAGACCTTTCTAAAGGTATGCTTGGGCTTGGAGCTGCTCTCGGAATACTCCTAAAACTCATTCGTGTAATGAGTGTGACCGAGATTCCTAAAGGCGCTTCAATGCAATTAATCGGTATCGCATTTGCTATACGAGTATTGGCAAGCGCTATGGTTAAAATGGCGGAGATTCCTAGCGATAAGCTGATGGAAGCGATTGCCGGAACTTATGCTGCTATTTATGGTCTTGTTCGAGCTTTAAAATATATCGATAAACTCGAAGGTTCTGAAGCTAAGATAATGCATCTAATGGGTATTGCTTTAGCTGTAAGACTTTTAGTATGGTCAATACGGGCAATCGCTAAGTTAGAACCTGAGAAATTGGCAATGGCATTACCTGCTGTGGGAGTATTGATCTATGGTTTGGTCAAAGCAACCAAGAGTTTAGATAAAGTGCATATAAATAAAAGTGCTATTGCAGAACTTATGGTATTTGCTTTATCTATAAGAACACTTGTCTGGTCCGTTAAAGCATTGGCTAAAATAGAATGGCCTCAATTGTTGGCTGCTGTAGGTTCTGTTACTGTTCTTATGGCGTCATTAGCGATAGCATCTCGAGCGATGAGTAAAGTTCACGTTACTAAGAGCGCATTGGCCAATCTAATAGTCTTTGCTATATCGATTCGTATACTGACATCATCACTAATCAAAATCGCCGCATTAAGCTGGGATAGTATCCTTGCTGCTACGGCTTCCGTTGTCACTCTTATGGAATCCTTAGCAGTTGCTAGTCGACTTATGAAAAAAGTTAAGATTGATAAGAGTGCTATGGCTGGATTGATAGCATTTGGTGCATCTATTTGGTTATTATCGCAATCAGTTATTGACTTAGGAACTATGGAATGGGATATGCTACTTCTAGGCATGGCCGGTGTCGAAGCTCTGTTGTTATCAATGGTCGGCGTTTCCCATTTAATGAAGAAAGCCAAAGTAAATATGTCATCCTCTATGGTTCTTGTTGCGTTTGGTTTGGCCATATATGCCATAACTAAATCTATAGAACCTCTTACACAACTTTCAATTGAGCAAATTGTTAAAAGTATTGCTGCTGTTGAAGTTATGTTATTTTCTTTAGTCGGCGTTGCTGCCCTAATGAAGAAAATTAAATTCAATGCCGGCGCAGCATTGTCAATGGTTATTTTAACTGCAATGATGACAGCTGTTGCAGACAATTTAACGAAATTAGCCGATAAACCTTGGGGTAGTTTACTAGCTGCTTCTGCAGGTATTTCCGCAGTATTCATAGCGATGGCTTACACTGCTAAGATAATCAATGGCTCTGTCAAAAACTTTGTTGAAGTTGGACAACTCAAGACGTTGTTCTCTGCATTTGCAGAGGTATTGATAGCCATTGGTACCTCAATGGAACAAATCGGAAAACTTGATTGGAAACAAATGCTAGTTGGGCTCGGAGGAATCGTTCTAGTTCTTGGTGCTCTAACGGCAATGACCGCTATAATTGACCATATTCACCCTGATGTTATAACTCTAGGTAGTATTGCAGTATTTGCTCCAGTTCTTTATGCTGTTGGATCTGCATTATCCAATGTGGCCGCACAACCATGGCAAGGTATTCTTGCTGCTACAGGAGCTATTATTGGTGTTCTTGCGGCTATGGTTGCCGCTATGGCTATTGTCAATAAAGTTGGTTCCACAGGTGGTATGTTGCAATTAATGGGTATGGCAGTAGCATTGAATTTGCTTGCTGTCCCTATTATGTTATTATCAACCTTGAATATAGTAGCTGTTGGTGTAGCTTTAGTAGCATTGGCAGGAAACTTAACAGTTCTACTAGCCGCCGGGGCTCTGGCTCAAGTGGTAGCACCAGGTCTAATGATATTATCCAAAACACTTATAACGTTTGGTATATCATCTATCATGGCCGCATCGACCGTTCTAATAGCTGGTCTTGGATTCTTAGCATTTGTCACGGCAATAAAAGAACTAGCCGCAATAGCTCCACAAGCTCTTAACACGGTTGTTCAAGGATTTGTAGTATTTGCTCAAGCAATAGCTGAGTCTGCTCCTATTTTAGTTAAGGCCTTTGTCGAAACTATAAAAGCAGCAATAGGTGGTATCGTAGAATTAATTCCTTATTTCATTGACGCTGGGTTTAAATTAGTTATTGGTATAATTAAAGGTATAACTGAAAATGCACCAGAACTAATTAACGCATCAGTTCAAATGTTAGTGGAATTGGCTAAAGGTATTGTCGAGAATATGGATATTTTAGTCCAAACGGCAGTCGAAGTAGCAACTAAATTTGTTGAAAGTTTAGGCAATGCACTTATGGGCGTCCGTGATAGACTTATTCCAGCTCTTGAAAACTTATTCAAAGTTATCGGAGATATTCTATTAACTGTAATAGGTGGTCTTTTAGGTCCACTATTAGAAAAGATTGTTGAGATTCTCACACCAGTTGGAGAGATGATTACACAATTCTTATCTGATTTGGCGAGCGCTATTGAGCCTGTATTTACTCCATTAGTCGATGGTCTTAAAGTATTATTTGAAAGCATTGCTTCTGTAGTATCATCTCTTGCTGATGCTATTATTGCAACTGTCAATGCAATTGCAGATATTATAAGATCAATTGCAGACGCTATCATAGCCGTTGGACAAACAATTCAAGTTATTGTTAATGGTATAGTATCAGTATTCCAGATACTTGCAGATATAATAGATACTGTTATAACCGGTATCGTAAATATTATTGATGGTCTTGCAAACGCAATCCGAGCTACTGGAGAGGCTATAAATAGCATTCTATCTGGTTTGGGCGAAGTATTTGTATCATTTGGAGAAGGTGTTAAATCCGCTCTAGAAGGTGTTAGTACAGTTGTTGAGTCATTTGGTAATGCTGTTAAATCTGCTCTCGAAGGCGTCGGACAGGTATTTGAGTCTATTGGTAAAGGTATAAAATCGGCTCTTGAAGGAGTTGCAGATATTATCCGAGCTGTCGGAGATGCTGCTAGATCTTTCGGTGAAGGATTCAAACTATTCGGTGAAGGCGTTAAACTTGTTGGTGAATACGGAGCTAATGCGGCTACAGGTCTTGGCTCATTATCTGTTGAAGTAGCTAAATTAGGAGCTGCTGCTTATGCTGGTAACCTACAAGGATTTACTACGGATATTGAAAATCTTGCTACCGCATGTACAAATTTGGGAGCTGCTGCAGGATCTATAAATGCTGTTTCTTCAGCATTTATGACCATATCTCTAACCGTTGGAATATTGTCAGGAAGTGTACCTACACTAAGTACATCATTCGAGACATTATCTACCACAATGTCTACAATTTCCACAACAGTAGATACAGTATCTACGTCATTTAACAATTTGACAACACCAATCACCACATTGTCAAGCACAATGGTGACTGTTATCACATCATTCCAATTGATTACGGTCCAATTCCAACTTCTACAGGTCTCTGTTGATCAGCTTGGCGTTGGATTCACTGGACTTCAAAATGGCGTCAATTTCCTAATGGTTAGTTTCACAACTTTGATCCCATCTATTGAGACATTTAATCAGTCTATCCTAGATAGTCAAACTATCCTAACAGATTTCTTTACTGCATTAACTAATTCATCCACTGGTTTCGATCAGTTAACTCTGGCAACGACTAATGGAATGATTCAAATGCAGACTGCTGTAAGTATGGGTATGACTTTGATTATTTTTACTATGGATCAAAGTATGATGTTATTAGCATTGAGTGTTACTACAGGATTTCTACAAGTTAGCGCTGCTGTAACCCAATCTATGGTTGTGGTCCAATCATCAGTTCAAACTGGAATGATTAGTGTTGTGGCTTCTATTTCTGCATCTATGTCATCGGTAGCGACACAGACATCTGCAGCGTTTACGTCAATTGCCTCATCTATTCAAGTTAGCATAAATTCTGTTTCATCAAATATGGCTCAAGGATTTGCTAGAGTATCTCAAACAGTATCCGTTAGTGTGACTATGATCAACGCATCGTTCACATCAATGAGTTCAACTACTCAATCAATTGTGTCAAGTATGATGTCCAACTTGTCTAGTCAATTTGCCTCCGGTATGAGTTCTTCTAGATCACAAATATCTTCTGGAATGAGTTCTATTGTAAGTACTATCAGTTCATACAGTGGATCTGCTCAAAGTGCTGGTTATAATGTAGGTTACTATATTTCTGCAGGTATTGCATCCGGTATGTATTCAAATATGTGGTATATCGAGTCTGCTGCTAACAGAATTATTGCTAAAGCTAGAGAAGCTGCTCGTGCTGCTGCGGACATTCATTCACCATCACGTATGTTCGCAAAAGAGGTCGGTAAGTTTATCCCTCAAGGGGTTGCTATGGGTATTGACAATGAGATGCCATCAACAATCAAACAAATGAGTAGCTCATTCAAATCTGGATTTGAGAAAGTCACAGATAATGTTGTTGATCATAGCAAGATTCTTTATGACTCTGTTGTATCTGCTGCGAATACTATTGGAGACATGCTGGATATTGCTGTAGATGATATGGAATATTCTCCTAAGATTACCCCAGTTATCGACACAAGTAAGATTGATAAGTTCACTCCTGATGGTTACGATGTTAATATGGGTCAATTGGGACGCAGTCTTCCTAAACCATATTACTCAGGAGCACCGCAAACAAATCAAAACACAACCATTAACAACGACAATTCTACTAGAGAATATAATGTTAATGTCAAAGTTGATAACAATGGTAAACCAGTTGATCCAAATGAATTGGCTAAGGAAATTCAACAGAAAATTAAAGATATGGACGATCAAAATCGTCGAGGAAAAGGCGAGGAGGTATATTTTTAACATATGAAAGCAGGATGTTTTACTTTAAATAATGTAAATTCGGAAACTATTCGTGTGTTTATTGAAGATCGTCCTAACATCCCCTCACCTAAAAGACGGGTGTCATTTTTGGCACCCTTATCTTTTGAGGGAGAACTAGTTTATGATGACGATGGATATGAACCAACAGAATTCGAATTGAAATGTTTTTATGATGGTAGTCGTCATGGTGATAATTTCGATGAATTGTCAAATGCACGCAATAAGATATTCAACTTCTTTAATCAAGGTAAGGGCGATTGGTTATCCTTTGTCCCATATTTTGACGAAGGTCATGAGTATCATATTATAGCATTAGATATTGTGTATGAAAACAAATATTATTACGACGGATGTATTAGTTTTACTGTAAAGATTAAATGTCAACCATATAAATACTTGACGTCTAATCGGGTTCTACAGGTTACTAATGGTCAAACTCTAAATAATCCTACATTTTATACTTCTAAACCAACAGTATTTTTCAGTGGGGTTAAAGGCGATATTGACATAACTTTCGGCACAACTAGAATTGGACTACGATCTCTAAACAATGAGACTGTCTATATCGATTCTCAAACATATTCGACATTCACAAAATCTGGAAATACAATTCGTAACTTAAACGACCGTACTATTGGTAAAGAATTTTTCGAACTTCAACCGGGAAATAATGCTGGTAATCGTTTAACCATAACTACTCCGCCTAATAATACGGCTTTTACTAAACCTATTTCAATAAATCCTAATTGGAGGGTGCTTGTATGAGACCTATTCTATATGACCAAAATGAAAGAAATTTTGTTTCAAATGGTCTAGGAATTCTTTATGATGCAGTTGAATGTATCGTAAAAGAACAAAGAAATGGTTTATTTGAGTTAGAAATGAAATATCCAATTCAGGGTGATTATGCAAGCGACCTTGAAAAGAACAGATATATTCGTGCTAAGCCAAATGACGAAGATGATACTCATATATTCCGTATATATGAGACAAAAGTAAGTGTCGACAACAACACTATCGAAGTCAAAGCAGTATCGAAGATATCTGATGATCTTTCAGCTACTCTTATACGACCATTTACAGTTGGTACCCTATCCTTAAATGAGATATGGCCAACTATTGTCCAAAATGCTATTGACCCTATAAATATTAGATTCAATTCCGACCTTGGATCTAGATCATCATTTAATAATGATAAACTTATAAATGCTTTAAATCTTATTATGGGATCTGACGATTCTCTTGTAAGTACTTTTGGTGGAGAAGTTAAAAGAACCGACAAAGAATTGTTTATTTATAGAGGCCGTGGTCGAGAACACATTACTACAATTCGTCCTAGAAAGAATATGAAAAATATTCAACTTAAGACGAGTATGCATGGTAAATTCACTCGTATTTTACCTTATGCTAGGTATACTCCCGAAGGGGAGAACCAAAAAGAACAGACAATCTATGGCGATATTATAAAGTCAGACCACTATGACGATTATGATATCAAACGCATTGTCCCTATCGATATCAGTAATAAGTTTAATGACTATAAACAAAAGATGAAATCCGATAGGAAAACAAGATTAGCTGCTGAGCGAGAAAATAACAGATCTGCAGACTCATCTAAAAGAGCTCAAGAACAGTCTCAAAGAGAACGTCTTGAACAACAGCGTGAAGAAGAACGTGAACGTACTTATTATGCTAATAAGCAAAAACGTGCGTCTGCTCATGCTAACAGAGGGTCTAAGAAATCTGCTGCTCAACGAGAAGCAGAATGGCAACAAAGAGAAACTCAACGTGATGCTAACTTCCAAGCTCAGAAGCAGAAACGACAACAAAGTAAACAGAAACGACAACAAAGTAAAGCCGCTCGAGAAGCAGAAAAACAAGCACGTTTAGCTCGTCAACAACAAATCAAAGAAGACACTAAAATTGTTATTACTTCCCGTATGGTTACCGAGGAAGCTTCTATATATTTTGATGAAAATCCTACTGTTGATGTTCCAGATATCAAGATGGAAGTATCCATGATTCCTATTCAAGACACAACATCTTGGGAGAAAAGCATCTTAAGATCTCTTGAAGCGGTTCGATTGTGTGATACAGTAGACGTATACTTATCTAAAATTGATGTTGATGTGACTGTTCAAATCGTTGAGATTGAATATGATGTTCTTAAGGAACGTACTGTTAAGATTGTTGCAAGTTCTGATGGAAATACTGCTAGTACTTTAGCGGATTCTCAAAGAGCCGAGTGGAAAGATCTTACAAAGAAAACCATCAATGAGACAATGGGCGACTTTGAAGGTTCTATTAACACTATCCTAACTAGTGCGAACGGTAAGAATAGAAACTTCTATGGACCAGATGAACCTCCTGTTGATAACTTGAAAGAAAATGACTTATGGTTTAGAGACGTTGGTGCTGGTGAAACTGACTTATATCGCTATGACGGAACTCAATGGAATTTGGTGATGCCGCATGACTTCGGGGAGGTACTGGAGGATAAAATTGACACCGCCATGTCCGAAATTCATGAATCGCTAGACATGTTTGAGACTGACATAGAGGTTATACAAGGTGATATCAATGCCACCCACCAATACGTCACAGACAGTGTTGCTGAGATTGGTAGAACAACAACCCAAGAGATTGGTGTTGCCAAATCAAAAATAGAGCAACTTTCAAACACTTTTGCTAACGACAAACGTCAACTTAACAATGATATCAGTGGTCTTAGATCTCAAATTACTGCTTCTGGTACCCAAACACTCAATGAGACTAAAAAGTTAATCACTGCTTTGGATAATGGGGTTAGTGAGAAGTTCAGTAAACTTAAGGTTGGCGCTACAAACATCCTGAGAAACACTCAGACAATGTCCGCGCCATATTATAGGGGTATTGAATTTACTTCGACTCCACCATTTAAGGTGTATGACTACGAGTTGAAACATCGAGCATTTCATAATAACTACCAAGTTATTTATGGAGATAGTGCAGAAGATTTGAAGACTGTACTGAAGCCAAACACTGATTATGTATTTTCGTTTTATACCAAAACTAACCAAAGAGATAAGAAAATGGATCTTTGGTTTAATTCCGGAGTAAATATTACTGGAAGAGATTCTGAATATTCTTCTGGGTGGACATCAAATACCGATTTGACCAGACATTGGGTTAAGTTCCGAACCGGAAATGAGGCTGTTAAATTCCGAGTAGTGTTTGGATCTAATGTAAATGACGCTATTCATGTTTATATTGCTGGTATTCAACTTGAAGAGGCTACTATTGTGTCTGATTACCATCCGAATGAGTTGGATTTCCAAGCGTCGTTCGCGGAGTATAAGAGGACTAGTGGTCAAAGTTTAACTACTATACAAAATACGATTAGTGGTTTAAATAACGGTCTAAACCAGACTAATTCAAAACTCAATCAAACGGATAGTAAATTAACTGCTCAAGTTGCGGATTTGGTACAAACAAAAACCAAATTGGATCAAACTGCGTCTAAATTGGAATTGCAAGTTTCTGAGTTGACCAAGACCAATGAACGATATGCTAAACAGCAATCAGAATTGAATCTTCTACCTGGTAAAATTGACTTGGCAGTAACTTCTGCTAAAGACGAGGTTAAGAGGTATTCTGACGGTAAGTTAATTGAAGGTAAACAATATACGGATAGTAGAATTACTATCAACAATGATAGTATCACTCAACGTATAACGTCTACTTTAAATGCCACCGTCAATAATGTTGTTACAACTGCTGTCACTCAAACCAAAAACTCATTAACTCAGGCCATAACCCAATCTGCCACAGATACTCTCACTCGTGCTCGAACCGACGCACAAACACTCATTACCACGGAGATAACTGGCGTTAAGAAAACTATTAGTAGTGTCCAAAATGAAATTCCTAAGAAATATGGTAGTCGTAATTACTTAAGTGGAACTATTAAACCACGGGAATCCTACAATTATACTCTTAATTCTAATAATTATCATGTAATTTGGGGATATCCTTTGATGTATGGATCCACACCTAAAGAATTAGGCATACCACAAGGCGCCAGATTGATAATTCAGTACGAAGTTCAATTTAAGTCCAATGTGACTAACGCATCAGTATTTCCGGAGTTTTATAATGATACTAGTAATGGATATTGCGGAGGCCCTAATGGTATTGTACCAGGATTTCCAAATATAACTTCTAGAGACATAAATGGTACAAATAAAGTATTTAAGATCGCATACTT